GGATACAAGAAATATATAAAGAGGCAAAAGAACGAAAGACTGTAATCCCACCCCAGTTTAATATAGGGTGTGTTCCTTTGAATAAAGTTACTACATGATTTGGTTAAGAGGACTGGAGTTAATTACATCTCTCCTTGTTCTCTATGGAACCCACCTTATAACCACGGGTCGGGGAGAGGGTGCTTGGTATGGACTGGCTGGACAATTAACTGGGCTTTATTGTATTTTGTGGGGTGGTTATCTTGGTTGGTTGCCCTTGGACCTAGCCATGGGTTTTATTTATGGTAAAGCGTGTTGGAGGAGATTGAATGGGCATTGCTGATAAATTTCTAAAATTTGGCATATCTAAGTTAAAACCTTTAATTGACGATATGATAAAAACAAAAAACTTGAATAGGAGAGCTAATAAGAAGAAAGATGATCCTATTGGGGTCAAGATCAAAAAATTAGATAAAGCAATTAATGACGATATTGAATTAAGTCAGACAGCTAAGTCAGCAGAGAATAGGAGACTGGCGAGGGGTATGGCTAAGCAAAATAAGAAAAGACAGAATATGTTGAAGGAGAAGGCGAAAGGATTAGCTACTAGTTTTAGTAAGAATTAAAATGACAATAAGACAATTCTTCAAAAAATCAATGATTGGGAATGTAGTCTTGGTTGATTGGATTGATGCTGTTGATACATATGGTAAGGCTGTTAAGAGAAAAAATTTAAAAGAACATGCTCAGATACAGGGGGATACTATATATAGTACTCCCGGCTGGTTTATGGGGATTGTCGATAATAAGGTCTTTCTTGGTTTTAACAATGATATAAATGCAAAAGAGGAGCAGTATAGGGGGGTGGCGGAAATACCCCTAGATATGATTGTTGAAACTAGACAACTTTAATGCCTCCTCAGACCAAGGAAGAGAAGAATGAGAAGAGAAGACTTTGGTATGCTAAGAAAAAATTAGACGAGGAGTGGGTTAGGGCGAAAAATAAGAAGAATAATGAGTATCAGAAAGAGAAGAGGAAAACGGACCCGTTATGGTCTAAAAATGAACGNAAGGTAAAAAATGAATGGCATAGGGAGAGNGTGGAAGCTGGGTGTCCTACTCTACGAAATAAAAGAACTAGAAATAATGCAAAAAGACGGGCTGTAAAATTAAGTGCTACCCTCGAATGGACTAGCACGGGTGCGGTAAATGACATATATAATAACTGTCCCCCAGAACATGAAGTAGATCACATAATTCCACTCATAAATGAGAAGGTATGTGGACTTCATGTGCCTTGTAATTTACAATACTTGACTAAAGAAGAGAACAGGAAGAAGGGGAATAAATTTGAGTGAAATAGATCTATTTTATGGCAAGGAAGGCCCTACACCCAAACAAGTCTTGTTTAGGGATGCTCCCGAAAAATATAAATTATTTGGTGGTGGGGTTGGAGGGGGGAAATCTAGGGCATTATGTGCCGAGGCCATAAGACTCTCCATGTTATTCCCCGGTAATAGGGGATTTATGGGCAGGAATGAGAGTGAGGCGTTTCGAAAAACAACCCTCATAACTCTCCTAGCTCTAGTTGCTGAAATTGAAGAAATTTCAGGCCAAAAATTAATAGCCAAGCAAGGTTGGAATCAGACCAAGAAGGAAATAGATCTTATCAATGGATCTAAGATATTATATGGGGGACTCTCAGGCCCTGACGCAGATGAACGAATTAAATCCTTAGAAATAGGGTTTTATTGTGTGGATGAGGCTAGTGAATGTAATGAAGATGTTATAAATATGTTGAAGGCTAGGATAAGGTGGAAATTACCTACAGGTAAGTACCCACGATTCTTTGGTCTATACGCCTCAAATCCCGAACCAGGCTGGTTGAAACAGACCTTCGTTGTCCCTACTCAGCTTGGTAACCCTCTGGACGAACATCTATTCGTTCAATCCCTCCTGAAGGACAACCAATATTTGCCCCCAGGATACCTTGATGATTTGAAGCGTGATAACCCGGAGTCGTGGGTGCGTAGGTATGTGGAGGGGAGTTGGGATGCAGTTGAAGGGCAGGTGTGGCCCGATTTTGACCACTCCACCCATGTCTTCCCCAACCTAGGCTCAGACCTAGAAATCCCCCCACCACCTAAAGGAACTTATAGACAATTCGCCGCCATCGACCATGGACAAACAAATCCTACATGTTTTCTTGCATTTTATGTAGATAACGATGATAATATCTTTGTGTATGATGAATATTACCAAAAAGGGCTAGTTTCATCACATTGTTACAACATTATGTCCAAATTTGACGTAACTTCCTTCGATTATATCCTTGCTGACCCTTCCATGTGGGGAAAAAATAGGGAGAAGGAGGGGAGAGCGTGGAGTGTGTGGGATGAATATGATGAGTATGATATATATTTAGAAAAGGCACAGAATGATAAGGCTGCAGGCTGGAATAGGGTTGGAGAGTATCTTCGGATCGATCCTGATCACATACATCCAATAACAGGAAAACAGGGTTCGCCAAGACTCTTCTTCTCAGCCCGGTGTGTTAGTCTCTTGTCTGAAATCCCTGAGTATGTGTGGAAGAAAATAAAGGAGAGGAACTCTAACCCTAAAGAAGAAGCTAGGAAATTAAACGATCATGCGTGTGATGCATTGAGATATGGAGTTATGTCTAGGCCAAGTCCTTATGATCTAAAAAGGGAGGATATCGCACCCGTTGGTTCATTTAATTATTTCAGACAACAGACTAGATCTAATACTAAAAAAGGATATATGGTAAATGCCTAAAGAAAACATAGACGATTGGAAAGCCAAAATCTCTCATGCAAGGGAAGAACATGAGAAGGTTATGGAAAAGCCCACTAAACTATTCCGTAATTATTACAAGGGAAGTCAGTGGACTCATATGGCGGAAGATTCGAGGGAAATGTATAATAATGAGATTGTTGATAATATGGTCTTTACAGCCGTACAAACAATCAAGCCCTCCATAGCCCAAAATCGTCCCAAAATCTTCGCAAAGCCTCGAAAATCTCAATTTTTCTACCAAGGACAGCCCGTGGATAGTTCAATTTTGGTCCAACGGGTCGAAATATTGTCTCAATTCTTGTTTGAAGAGCTTAATGTTAAGGGAGAGACTGATAAGGCCATAATTGATGCCCTCATCTGTCCTGTTGGTTATATCATGGTGGGATATGATCTTGAAGTCCTGCAAGATGAGATAAGTCCGGGCACATTCCTTGATAGAATTGAGGAGGAGTCTATTTTTGTACAGAGAGTCTCCCCTCTTGACGTACTTCGAGATCCCAGTTCCAAGGACCATAATATAGACCATGATGATTGGATTGCCATAAAATGGCAAAAGACTGTTAAAGAACTTCAAGACGATCCTACCCTAAAAAATACAAGGAATATTCAAGTCAATGTTGATATACGAGAGGACACATCGAAATTTAATAAAGTGGATACGAGGATGGGGGGCAATCCTAGGGAATTGGTTGGGGAAGGGAGTGAGAGCTTTGGTAGGGTAGAGGGTTGGGATATTTGGGATAAAAAGAANCAAAGACTTATTGTTTTTGTTGAGGGTCATGAGAAATTTTTGAGAGACACACCATGGCCCTTAGACTATGGTAATTCCTATCCCCTGGAATCGGTTTGGTTCAATTACAACCCAGACGAAACATACCCTGTAGCAGACACAGCCATATACCAAGCCAAGCAAGACTTTCTAAATAGNTTTGAGTCTAAGATGGTAGATCATGTGGGGCGGATATCTGACAGGAAATATGCNTATGACGATAAGAGGGTGAANCCTGATGAGGTGGAGAAGTGGGCACANGGTCCTTCTGGCTCTGCTATAAGAACAAAGGGTGATCCCAACACAGCTATTGCTGTAGTTAAGGATGCAACAATATCACAAGACATGTATCAAACTGTAGGTCTTATTAAACAAGATATAATGAGACAGGTGGGTATTGCCCAGTTTGAAGCAGGTGGGGCNGAAAAACTCCAAACAGCTCANGAAGGTCAATTAATTAATCAGGGCATTTCGTCAAGGCGGGCNGAACGATCTATGATTGTGGAAAGGTTCCTCTCTAATGTAATTAAAAAAATGTTAAAGATAGCCCAACAAACCTTGCCTGTAGATTCTGAAATCCCCGTAACCCAAGACCAAGCCCAGTCAATCTCCCAAGACACTCCCCAAGCCATACGGGGGAAGAAATTCCCCTTCATGGCTGTGGATAGGGAAATGATAAGTGGGGAATATACGTTCGGGATTGAGGTGGGATCTACGCAACCCACCAACGAACAGGAGAGNATGCAAAAGGCGGGAGCCTTGGTTCAATTCGCCCAANCCAANCCCCTAATCGACAAGACAGAGGTTACTAAGTTGGCTTTGGAGTGGGGTGGTTTTGGTTCCTATATTTCAAGATTGATGAGAGATCCACAACAAGTTCAACAGGAACAACAACAAGCACAACAAGCACAAATGGAGGCCGCTCTTGCAGAACCTAGACTTAAAACCCAAACTGACCTACAAAAAACCCAGCTTAAAACACAAACTGATGTGGAGGTGGCAAGGATTAAAGGTGGCGTGGATGGTAGGAAGGGTGCGATGGCGTCTGCGGATAAAGGGGCTGATAGGGAGGTTAAGGTCATGGATATATTAATGAAGGCTGCTGGTGATAGGCAGAAATCTAAAGAGGGGAACTAGATATGCCCTTGTATGATTATGAGTGTGATAGGTGTGGAAAGGAGTGGGAGGAGTATGTTACATTGGTTGACAAGGATACTGTGAGATGCTCCAGTTGTATGGGGCCTGCTCATACCCTAATTACTATAAACTCCAGACCTAATGTATTTATGGAGCAATATGATGAAGGTCTAGAGGCCATGGTTACAGGTCCCGGACATAGACAAACATTAATGAAGGAGCGAGGATATGAGGAGATTTAAATAATGCCACCAAACATAAAACCAAAACCAAAATCAACCTTAGATAAATTTCTAGGTATGATTGATATATTTGGGATTGCAGATAAGGCTAAGAAACAGGTTGAGCAGCGTAAACAGGATAGTATATCGCCTGCAAAAAAGAAGGCGTATAGCAATAATATAGCACAGACTAGAGAGGAAAAAGAGCGAGCAAAGGCCATGCATGAGGCTCGCCTGAAGGAAGGTCCTTATCCTAGCACCCCAGCTAGTTCTGACAAAGCCTCCATGATTAAAAATATAACAAAGAAGGCGAAAAGGTTTAAGGAGCAGAGGTCTAGTAATTAATGGGTCTTGCAGATAAAATATTGAAAGAAGGTATAAAATACGTTAAAAAGAATTTGTTTGATGACGTTCCTTCAGTTAAGAAACGATTAAAGACAGGTAAAAAACCTTTAGGCGATGTAGAAAAACGTGCTTCCATAGACGCAAGAGCAGGATCTGCACAACGAGAAGCATTTGAAAAAAGAGCTAAAGTACAAGAAAGTTTAGGTCAGGCAGAAAAAGCTCAGAATAGTAAAAGAATAGCTAAGGAGGAAAGTGATAAAGCTAACAAAGCACTAGGAGATGCTCTAGAAATAGATGCAGTAACACATAAAATGAGAGGAGCAGGACAGGGTTTTAGAAAGAGTAAAAAAGGGAAAATCATAAGACATTTCCTAAATGAAAACTAATTGAGGAGTTTTATTATGACAGGAGAAACCGCAATTGACCAAGGGGAAGCTGAAGATATCTTTGACGAGGGAGATGATCTTTTTGGTTCCGAGGAAGAT